TTAAAAACCGCTTACCGTTTGCTAAATGGTATGGAATTCACACTCCGGAAGATCCGGAATATAGTGTATCATATGCAGGTCCTGAAGACTTGCTATGTTTTGGATGCAATCGAAATGCACATTTCTCTGCATTCAATAAAAAATATTATCGACCGACATGTTCATATGATAATTCACTTACATGTCCGTTCGCAAATCGAGCATTTAAGTTGCGTCAATATGATGCTATTTCAGAATTTGATTTAGCATTGAAACGACTAGCAGAATATGCTAAGATCATAGAAGACTATGAAGAAGATCGTGGTTACGATTTTACTTACATGGGTCAACCTGTACGTATTTACCAGAAGTTTATTCAGATTGGTTATACAATCATTCCTATTGATAATCCTAGTCTGTTTTTGAATAACTATCGTAAAGCAGATAAAAATAATATAGTAAATGTTATTATTAATATTAGTAACAGTACTACTGTTAACAATATTCTCAACAATGAATAACGAATAACTTTACATTGTGTAAAATTTCAGTTTTTGTCAGATAATTTCAGAATCTCACAGGTAAAGTGTTAACCTATTTTAATATGTTAATACTACCAAAAGAGAAAAACAAACCAAAGGTTAACAATCCAAGATTCTTAATCTTGTTTGGTCGACCTAAATCAGGTAAAACTACTTTATTATCAAAGCTTGATAACTGTCTTATTATAGACTTAGAGGGGGGTTCAGAATTTCTAGAAGCTCTCTCTATTCAAGCTCGTACTATTGAAGACTTAGGTAATATATCTAGAGCAATTGGTGAAGAAGCAGCTAAAACTGGTAACAAACCTTACAAATATATTGCTATAGATAATGCTACTAGATTAGAAGAAATGTGTCTAGGTTATGCTAAGGTATTATATCGTCAAACTCCAATGGGTAAATCCTATAATGGAGATGATATACGTACATTACCAAATGGTAGTGGATATATGTATCTTCGCATGGCAGTTAGAAAAGTAATAGATATGTTTCGTAATCTATGTGATAATTTTATTCTTATTGGTCATACTAAAGAAAAAATGATTAATAAAGAAGGAGAAGAATTATCAGAAATGGCACTAGATTTAGTAGGAAAACTAGGTGATATAGTATGTGGCGAAGCAGATGCTGTTGGTTATGTCTATCGTAAAAAGAACGAAACCATTATATCTTTTGAAGGTGGAGATAATTCAGTAAGAGAAGCTAGAGCTCCTCACTTACGAGGTAAGAAGATAGTTATCGCAGAAAGCGATGAAAATAATGATATTAAAGTTCACTGGGATAAAATTTATTTAGACGAGTGTGCAGCCTGATTTAAAAACTTAAAATATTGAAATTATGACATATAGTAAAGAACGTGCAGCAAGTATTAGCAAAAGTGATATTAAGTATATTCCCGCTGGTATTATTGAAAATGTAGTATTGAAGAGTGTAAAAACAGAGGTTTCTCCTAATGGTAATCAATTCTTAGAAATTGTTTTTGAGAAAGATGGAGCAACATTAACTCATACAGAATGGAAACCTACACTTGGTGGATTTGTAACTACAGAAGAACAGCTTCAAACAAAAATGGATAAGCAGTATTCTCGTATGTTGCAGATACTTAACTGTTACTATAAGGATGAAGAGCTTGACTTTAATGGAGAAAGCTTTGAACAGTTTGCTCAGTGGATTACTGATATGCTGAACAAAGTAGATAAAAGTAAAAAACTTAGAGCGAAAATAGTATACAATGATAAAGGATATACTACTTTACCTAATTATGCTAAGTATACTTTTATTGAACCTATGGAATTACCAGAAGGTAAATCATCTTCTATTGCTATGCTAAATATTGACCAATTTACAAAGCCTGTTGTAGCTGATAAAGAAGTAAAAAACGATAATCCGTTTAGTACAACTTCATCTACTACTAATACACAAGCTTTTACAGATAAAACAGATGATCTGCCGTTTTAATATAAAGTAGATCATTATTAATAAATAAGGGTAGTGTAAAAGCTACCCTTATTCTTTTTTAATCATTAAAATAAATCATCATGGTAGAAATAGAACATATTCAAGATATAGAAAAAGATCAACCTGCAAAGTCTAGTGCGAAAGAGCAAAAATTAAAAGATCCTGTAGATGCAAATACGGAAACTCAAGATACTGAAGTATCTGAAGCTACAGAGCATGATAAACAGATTGAAAATCAAGAAGATAATACACCTGAAAATAATATTTTAGTTAATAGTAACACAAATGTTCATGATTTAAAACCTGGAAATAGATTTTATGGTAGTATAAAATATAACAATCCTAAAGGAAAACAACAAGCACAGCAAGGTATTTTCTTAATATTAACTTCAGAAGTAAAAGGAAAGAAAGGACAATCCAGAGAATATACTATGACAAATTGTACTGGACAAGAGTACAAAGTATGTAGTGGAGCTATTAAAATAGCTAATATAGCAGATCTCAAAAAGAAGAAAAAAATAGAGAAAAAAGCACTAGAACAATTTGGAAGTAAAACAGAAATCAAAGAATTGCTTAACAAATTAGAAGAAGAATTTAAAAAGAAAGAGGAAGAAGAAAAGGAAAAAGAAGAATTAAAGAAAATTCAATTCTCATTTAGTTCACTAGAACCAGAAGACAAGCTTAAAAGTTTAATTAAAGCAGGTATGAATAACATCTGGATGGTTGGTCCAGCTGGTTGTGGTAAATCAACTATAGCTCGTAATACAGCTAAAGAACTAGATATTCCTTACTTATGTATTTCTTGTGGTATTGGTACTTCTGCAACAGAATTTACAGGATATAAATATCCTACTCGTGAAGCAACTAAGTTTGCTGAATTCTATGCTAAGAAGTCAATAATCCTTATAGATGAGATGACTGCGCTCGATCCATCTGTAGCACAGGTTATTAATGCAGCATTGGCAAACGGTGAAATAGAGACTACTACAGGTACTGTTTTACGACATCCTGAATGTATCATTATTGCTACATCAAATACTTTTGGTAATGGAGCAGATCGTCAGTATGTTGCTAATAACCAACTAGATGCTTCAACAATTGACCGTTTTACTGGAGCAATAATTGAAGTAAATTACTCTGTTAAATATGAGTCACAATTTGATCACGAAGTAGTAGATTATATTTATTTACTACGTAATTGCATTAAAATAAATTCATTACGCCGTATTGCATCTACTCGTATGATTCAAGCAGCAGAAAAGATGAAGAAAGTAGGTATGTCAGACTGGAAAGATATGCTTATTATTAACTGGTCTGATACTGAAAAAAATATAGTAAAACAATATATTCAAAAAGTAGAAGAAAATAAAACTAAACAAAGTACTGCTTCAATAATTGAAGCTATACGTAAAGATTTTTCAAATTCTACTGTAACAGCAAAATTTAAAACGGCAGCGTAATGAAAAAACTGAATTTAAATATTAATATAAATTCATTAGATGAATTTTACAGAGAATGTGACAATATTGAAGGAGGTAATCCTGCTGAAATAAATAATATTGAAAATAGCGATAATCCTTGTTTTAGAGGATTATCTATAGCAGAAATACATGATTCTAAATATAGTTATACCAAAGGTTTAGATAATTTAAAGAAAATAGAAAAGGATATAAATCTAGGAGGTCGTAAACATAAATATAAATACGACGATTCTGATGGAGATGATATGAACTTTGATCGGTATATAGAAGGTCTACCTTGCCTAAAGAAAAGAATACCTACACATGGTATAGGTACTGGTAAGTTCGTTAAGCTTCATATTTCTATATGTGAGAATTGCTGGTGTTCAGCTCAAGCTCTTATGGTTCGTGCATATACTGCTATGAGAATAATAGATATGCTAGAATCCCAAGGATATCGTGTTCAAATATCTGCATATGCAGATAATGAAGATCCTGGTTATTTTAACGGAGAACCTATAGGATTTCTTGGAGTTGAAGTTATAATTAAGAAGTTTGAAGATCCTTTAATTAAAGGACAAATACTTACAGCAATATCTCCTTGGTTCTTTAGATACTGGATGTTTAAATTCTGGAATGCTAAATTTAAAATGAATTGGGGATACGGGCATTCAGTTAGACCAATGAAGAAAGAAACAACTTCTGATATCTACATTCAGACAGGTGAAGCTTTAACTGATGAAGATGCAGAATCAACTATAGAAAGAATATCGAAACTATTTAACAAAGAAGAATAGTTTCAACTACTAGGAGGATTTATAATAAT